AACATGCTGCCCATGTTCGTAACCGCTGCTGTGTTGAACAAGGGCACCGTGGTTAGAGATAAGCAAGTGTTAAACATGTTGCTCATGCTTGTAACCGTGTTTGGGACTTCTATTAGAACATTCTGCAATGTCCGGCAGTTTTGAAAGAGGTTTGCAAACGACGTTACGTTTCCCAGCTTTACGATGTTGACTTGTTCTAAATACGTTTGACGTATAGTCGTTGCCGATGAACCTATTATCAGCGTCGTGATATTTGGACCCGCGACCGCAATATCCAACCAGCCAGTCGAGTACGCCTGCAATCCAGTGGTCGTGTTCTTGACGAACAGGTTTACGGTGGTCAGGTTCTGCCCCGCCTGCGGTGTGATCGTGACCGTCGCAACCTTGTAGGGCAGCAACGAAGCCGAACCATCGCTGGTCAATGCGACCGCGGACCCGCCTACAGTTAAAGACACTTGAAACGTATTCGTCGTGGCGCTGATGACGTAATACAACTGCCCTTGACTTAGCCCGGTAGTGGTGACGATCCGATAGAAACGCACCGCCATTCCGTTCGAGTAGCCGTGCGCCGTGCGGGTGATCAAATCACCGCTGTCGGTTAGCGTGACCGTGGCGTCATACAGGTCAACGTCGTTGAAGTCGTACTCTTTCTGGTTGGTGTTTCCAGAGGACGTGTTGACCGTTGTGCCGTCGCCGTAATCGACTGTGTACGAACTAGCGCACGTCACCGCAAAAAAGTTGCCGCCGTTGCCAACACCATCCCCCGGCCAGACGGCATACAGCCCGACCAGCTTCTGATCGGTATCCAATGGCGCGGTCAGCGCGGGCCATGCGGGGTTACGCACCCACGGCGTGGGTACGCGCGGTGCTACAGACGGGAACGTCTTGGCAGGCACATCCGTGTTGTTGCTGCCGTTGTTGTTCAGTACACGCACTGACATTACGACACCTCAGAGCCGAACAACCCGAACGCCACGTTTGCCGTGCCCGCATAGACCGTCACCACGTCGGTAGTCGCCAGTGTCACACCTAGCGTCAGAAACACCGCCGACCCCGCGCTAATGGCTGAGTCGTAAACGATGTAGTGTTGGTTCGCCAGCGTCGCCGCAGCAGGGCGAATTGCTACGCGGAATGTAGTGGATACGCCGATGTTCGCAACAGACAAGGTGGAGCAGACCGCGCTGGTTGATGCTGGAACTGTGTACAGCGTTGTCGCCGTTGTTGCGGCAGGGTTTGACTGACCCAGCACCTTGTAGACCGTTGCCATGTCAGGCTCCCATCAGCAGAAAGGTTTGCTCAAAGCCGGATGAGCCGCCGCCGGTTGCCGATAGCGTGCCCGCAGAAAGCGACAGGCCACTGCCGACGCTGATCTCCTCGACCGACCCGGTGCCAGCAGTTGTGCGGCCGACGAGCCTGCTGGTAGCAATGGTCAGGTCATGCTCGGCGTTCCAGTTCGAAGGCTGGACAAGCGTTGCGTCACCGCCGTCGGCCTTGCCGGAAACGAAATTGTGTGTAAGTGAAACGGCCATGTTCTGCCCTTACAGTGTGTTTACACAGCTATCAGCCCGAGAGGCTCATCGTGTAGGTGACGTTCAGCGTATCGCCAGACACAACGTTACGGTCGCCCGGGGCGCTGAAATCCGCCGCCGAGAACAGGGTTCCCGTCGAGCCGCCCTTGGTGTTGTCGCTGACCAAGAATGCGCCGCCAACGGTCTGGGTGGCATTGATGGTGAACGAAGCCGGGGAGGCCGAGTTGGTCGCAACCGAAGGGTTAGCGGTGGTAGCCGTTGCAAACGTGCTGGTCGGGCGAGTCGCGTTGCTGTAGGGCGTCACCTCGGTCCATCCCGCGTGCGAGGCCATCGTGTCGCCAGCCGCCGGGGTGTTTGAAGCGCCAGCCCCGTAGAGGCCGATGTACCAAGTCGTAACCTGAGTCACGCTGGTCAGCGCGGTGCCGCACATGTACTGGAGGCCCGTATTCACTACCAGATTGCGTTCCTCGGCTTCCCACTTCAGGTTGCCGTCCTTGTCAAAACACTGCATCTTGAAACGGCCCAGAGCACGAGCCTCTTCTTCCGGTCGGCCACCGCACACCAGACCGCTAGAAAACTTGCTATCAGTTTTGAGAAATTCTTGCATGTTAGTACTCCCTATCCAAGTCGAAGGATTGCCGAACTATTAGTGCTGGCCGGGAACTGCACTTGAAACGAAGTGGCTGATGTCTTGTCAGAGCCGAAGTCCAGCACACAAACAGCCGGGTTGGTCGTGCCGTTGTACTTGTAGATCAAGGCACCACGGGCAGTAATTGCTCCAGACCAAGACACGTTAGAAAACGACAAAAACGCCACTGCGTCACTACCCGTTTGAGCGCCCGTCGTAGGCACTTGGTTGATGGTCAGGGTAGCCCCGCCCGCACTGTATCCCGCGTCTGCAACCTCACCAGTGGCCGTGTAAGCGGTCGTGTCGGAGTCCAGCGTAGCCGTGTTGGTATAGAGGGCGATCTTGAATACGTCAGTCGTGCCCGTACCAAAGTCGTAGCTACCGTCGAGCAGACCGGTCTTGAAAACGTTGCACAGTGCGTTGCCGGTGAAAGCCATATTAGCCTACGGGGACACGAGGCGTCCCGCTCCGATATTGATCTTGCTTTTCCATCCCGTCACCAAGCCGCTTGGCTAGCATCAGTGCTTCCTGATACTTCTTCTCATAGTTAGCCACCATGTCCGCTTCACCCTTCATGAACGTGTACGCCTCAACTAGCGAGCCGTAGAGCAACACTGGATCATAGTTTTCGCTCAGCCATGTGTAGCCACTAGCGGAGGTGGTAATGGACTCGGGGTAGTAGAAGTAATGCAATTCAACCGTATAGGCCGCGCTTGGAGTCGGCCCAAGGATGAAGGTCAACTCGGTCTCGTCGGTTGAGACAGGCCCAAACAGAGCATAGTAGGCGGGCAAGCCGGTGTCCGTGGGTACGGGGTATGCCGCACGAATGTAGCTCACGTCTTTGTTGAGCAGGTAGTTATATGCCCCGGTGCCGTCCACTACCGCCATCGAATAGACCGCCAGAAAGTCATTTGGGCAGTTCAGGTATTTGACGTTTTGCGAAGTAGCGCCGGTAACATTTTTGCGCAGGGCGGGGAACAGGACGGTGTTGTAGATGCGCTGCTCGGCCTGAGTAATGAAGGTATTGATCTGCTCGACGCTGGTAAGCGTATCAGACGCCCCGGTGTTGCCCGTAAAGGCAATGCTTGGGAACTCATTCTCAAGGTAGCCCTTGATTGTCGTAAACAGCGTCGAGTAGTTCATTCCTCACCTCAGGCCATTGGGCCCCGTGCCATCAGACCCTTGGTAGCTGCACCGGTGCCGCGAATCTTGATGCCGCTAGTCTTGGGGCCGGGGTAGTCCTTGCTGGCAATATTGGCAGCGCCCGCGTTCAGGTTGTTAATGGTCTCGCGGTTCTTGGCAAGCCCAACGGGAGCGACTTTGACAGGCTTGATCTTCTCCATTACCGGCTCCCTTGGTTCTTGGCGCGAGCCAGATTACGACCCATTTGCTTCATTTCCATGGAGGTCACCCCACCTTTTTTGAAGGTCGGCTTCTTGCCCGGGTGCATCCGTTGTTCGTGTTTCTTGACGGCTTTCTTGGCGTCCATGTTCTACTCCTAAGTGACGGACACGGTGACCGTGCCCAAGAAAATAGTCGGTGCCAGCACATTTGGAGTCAGGCCCGCATCGTTGGCCCTAGCCCCGCCCACCGGTGCCCATCCCCACTGGATTATACGGCTACCGCCCTCCGGTGTCCCGGTGTCACTCGGGCTAAGCTGCAGTCCGCTATTGCCCGAAATTTGGTAACTCACATCCGGGCGAGGGTCCATGACCGCCTGCGGGTCATAAACCGGATACATCCCAAGCTGTAACTGCGGCTGGTCGGGTTCCCAACACTCTGGGCACACCTTGATGCTGACCTGCTTGGTTTTGATCGTGAGCTTACGTAGCTGACTAAGCTTGTAGCGCTGACCACAACGGTCGCATTCTGCAATTGAATGTTTACCAGACGCGTATTTAGGCCCGGCCATAGGTCACCTAGAAAACGACACTCTAGGCGTAAGGCGCAATGTGGCTTTTTCGCGATCTTCCTCGGAAGCCAGTTGCCACTGCTGCTCATACTCAGCTTTCAGAATCCCCATGCGGCCCGGATCGACATTAGGCAGCTTCATGGACAGCTTGTAAGCCAGCCCTGCTACCATGCACTCGACAAAGCGGAAAGGGATATCCTGCGTCTTGGTGCCCGTACCCGTATCCTGAATGCGCCGCAGCCGCCAGTACACGAACATATAGTAGGGGCTGTCGGTAGAGCCTTGACTGGGCAGGGGCCAGATATTGATCGACGGGGGCCGGGAAGTTGTCACAGCCGCCCCGATGGAGTGTGTCGCAGGTAGGGTGCTCTGCTGTCCGCGCCCACAATAGCTGATGTACCCCGCCGTGGAGGTCTGTAATGGTTGCACCAGATTACTGTAGCTGATCAGTTCGCTGTCGAGCGTGATGAACCCCGCCGCAGGCAGCACCGTCACATCACTCAGGTAGATCGTGGTGTCCGTAGCGCCAACAAGCTGCGACACGGTAGCGGTCGTTGTGTTGCTATCCCCAGACTGCCGGTTGATCCAGACCTGAATCGGCCTACCCGCAGCATACTTGTTGGGGATCGTGGAGTACGTGGACTCGCTGATTCGGTTGATGTTCAGATCGCTCTGGTTAGTGCCTGCCCCCGCGTTGACCCGGGTAACCTGATCCAGCAGGTCGATGGTGTCATTAGGCAGGGCGTAGATCGCCTGATTGGGATACAGCGGAATCTGCTCAGACTCTACCGTCCAGAGATTGATGCCCCGGTTGGCCCACTCAATCGTCAGAAGATTAAGGCTCCTGCGGGCGGTACGAAAATCATAGCCCGAGCGCATCTCCTGCCCACAACGCTCAAACGCCTCTTCAAAGAGGTCGTTAACGTCAAGGTTGAAGATTGAGGTGCCAGTCGTGGTCATTTACCTGAACCTCGCGGTTTTCTGAGCAATCTTCTTGGG